CTATGAGATGAACAGTGGTTATTCTAGCATTGCTCCATTAAATGTAAAAAGAAAATGGATGGATGAGACAGCCGATGCTCATGCATATAGATGTTTCCCAATAAGTCTTGCTAACGGATTAGGTTGGGGAATTTCTTTCCCCGAAGACATTACTTTTATTTGGGATGGTATTTCTGATACTACACCAGACCATGTTAAAATAATAGCTGGAGAAAAATATGTTCATCCTAATAGAGGAAATGCAACTATAAGTTTTAATACTGGTCTGATATTTAAAACACCACAGGATTATAGCCTATTAACAATGCCAGTGCCGAACCAACATATTGCTGGCGTTTCTCCATTTACAACATTGATAAGTACTTCTTTTTATAATAGTAGCTTGCCGTGTGCTTGGAGAATAACAGAAGCCAATAAAGAAATAACTATCAAAGCAGGAACGCCAGTGATGGCGGTTCTACCAATCTCTTTAAACAATTTGCAAAATACAGAGTTACATATTAAAAACTCTAGTGAGATACCAACTTCGTATTATCAAGATTATATAGGATATAACGAAGTTATAGGACATATTAATCAATCCGGTAGGTTCTCAGATTTTTATAAAGATGCTGTGAACCATGAAGGAAAAACCGTTGGCGAACACGAAGTTAAATTAATAAGAATAAAAGTTATTGAAAGCGAATAATATGGAAGAAACAATTGTAAATAAAAACAACGACCACCTTACTTTTGTATCGCTTATACCATCTGGGTATTTTGGCGATTCACCAGAAAACATTGTAGAACTTGAAAACTTTCTTACACCAGAAGAACAAGAAAAACTTACTAACTTTTCCCTTAATAACACAATCTGGGATATCACCGAAAGCAAGGTCAACGAGAACGGGACAGTAATCTATGATGCAGATGCTTGGGCTAACAGAGTTGCAACTTCACAATCTTTACAAAAAGCAGATCCAGAAATATTAGAATTAATCCGTGATATGCAAAGAAGACTTAAAGTTGAAGTAGATAAGTTCTTTAATGTAAATGTTAAGCCAACAGGTCCTGCCATAGTTAGATGGCCAGTAGGAACTCGTCAAGATCCACATGCTGATAAAGAAATAACTTCAGGACCAGATACTGGTAAACCAAATGCTTTCCCAAATTATGATATAGCATCAATATTTTATTTTAATGATAACTATGAAGGAGGAGAATTGTTTTTCCCACTTCAAGGTTTAAAGTTTAAACCCAAAGCAGGATCAGCATTCTTTTTCCCAGGAGACAAGAATTATTTACACGGAGTTACAGAAATAACTTCTGGTTTTAGATTTACATCCCCATTTTTTTGGACAGTAGTAGAAAATTTCAATAATAGATAGGAACTATATGGATAAAAATATACTACACGAAAAAATTTACTATTATGAAAATGTAATAACAGATTTTGACAATTTTAATAAAGCTTTAGAAAAAATAAATAATGGTTGGGAAACATGGACTGCATGTGGTGAAGTAGCTTATTTATATGGAGAATCTAAAATAATTAATTTAGATAACAATGATGAAAATATGTCATATATTTACAATTCAATTATGGATGCTTTTTACAATGCATGCAAAGATTATGCAGAATCTTTAGGTGATTACGATGAACCAAGATTATTCCCATCTATTCAAATGAAAAAATACCAAGCTGGAACATACATGGGTGCTCATTATGATCAGTTAGATGGCGATAAAACGTTAAGATATTCTATGGTTATGTATCTAAATGATGATTACGAAGGTGGAGAAATCTCCTTCAAAATTGTAGACTCTTATGGTATTAGTCAAAAACCTCATATCAATGAAGACTATGATGCGGCTTCAAGAGATAAACATTTTGATGTAGGTATTAAACCAAAAGCGAATAGTATGGTTGTTTTCCCATCTTCTTCTCCATATTTCCATACTGCTCATATTGTTAAAAGTGGTTTTAAATGTATGATCCCAGGACATTGGATACACAATGATATGGAATACCATGTCAAAGAAGAGATGTGATGAGAACAGCAATAGTCACTGGAGCTAGCAAAGGCGTAGGTAGAGCTACGGTTAAACTTTTAGAAAGTAATGGATATAAAGTCATTGATGCATCTAGAAACTTTGATGCTATGAAAGATTTAGAGTCTGATAACGTTGAAATAAATAGGTTAGATGTAACAGATGAAAAACAAATTAAATTGTTTTTTGAAAAATATAAAGAATCTACAATAGATCTATTAGTTCATAATGCTGGTGGTGGTGCTGGACCAACGTTAATTACTCATGAAACCATGGAGAACTTTAGAAGAGCATACGATATAAATGTATCTGGTCCAATGTATATTTCACAATTGTTTGTGCCTGCAATGATGAAATCTGAATCGCCAACAATTATTTTTATTTCTTCTTTATGTGGACATGTACCTTTTAGAGGATCAGGCAATTATTCAAATGCTAAAAGAGGTCAACTAGGTTTAATTGATACTATGCGAATGGAATTCCCAACTTATGGTATTAAAGTGACAGATATCTGTCCAGGGACTATTGACACTCAAATAGAAAAGAAAGATAACGCATTAACTGCAGAAGATATGGCTGAATCTATACGATGGGTATCATCATTGCCAAGCCATGTGAATATAAATCATTTAGAGATAAGCCATCTAAATAACAATAAGTACATGTGATGCTATGAATAGAATAGATTATAAAGATAACATTATCGCATTTGAAAACTTTTTAAGCAAAGAAGAGTGCGATGCTATTATTAAATATTGGGAACACTCAGAAAATAATGGCAACCTTGGATGGCAGAAGATTGGTTTTTATGGATCATCTGCAGCTAATTTACCAGTAGGTGATGACATGGTTGATTTTGGATTACCTATCGACCTTGTTGAATCTTTAAGTTCTAGGATGCAAGAAACTGCAAACATAGCTCGAGGTGGCTTAGGTCTAAGACCAGTCGGTGTACCACATGCACAAATATGGGTAACAGGAGGATTTACAAACCCTCACTCAGATAATAGTACAGATGGTGATTATAACGAGTTTGAAAGAAGTAAATGGGCAACATTCATATATTTGAATGATGACTTTGAAGGTGGCGAGTTGTACTTCCCTGCTCACAATATTTCTATTAAACCAAAAGCTGGTCTTATTGCAGCGTTTGATGGTGGACACACGAATCAACATGAAGTAAGATTAATTACGTCTGGAAAAAGATTTACCATTGGTCAATTTTGGGACTATACAGAATCGGAATATAACCAAGAAAAAATAAATGAATGGGAAAAAAGAGTTCAACTCACCAGATCACAACAAGCTGAACAACTAAAAGGTTGGGAAGAAGCAGAATCTAAAGGTGAAAAGGTTCTGCCAAGTTATTTAGAATCTATAAAAGGAACACAAGAATGAGCATGCAAGAAGAAATGACATATGAGCAGACCTGGAGTTCTAAAGAAGATCTAGGGAATTGCATCACGCTTTATAGAGATGTAATTAAGCCAGAGTGGGATATCATAAAAAGACTAGAAAAAGTTTTGAATGGTAACAATCATTACAACTGGCAGCCAGCTTACGTTGGTTATCAAGAAAGAATGCCAGAATACCGAGACTGCATTGATTTTAAATTTAAGAAGAGCGATATTGCAGGCGATCGAAGTCAAGAATCACAAGAGTTACAGCAGATCTGGCAAGAATGTTATGATGCACAGAAAGCAGCAGTTGATGATTATTCAAGAACATACAACATACACAATCTAAGATATTGGGAAGCTTTTAATTTTGTTCGTTATGGCGAAGGCCAGCATTTCATGGAGCATCACGACCATGGTTTTTCATACAACTGTACGGTTTCACTCGTATCATATCTGAATGACGGTTATGAGGGTGGAGAAATTTACTTTAGACTCCAGGATCTAAATATAAAACCAAAAGCTGGAGATTTAGTTGTATTCCCATCTACGTTCGCTTATCCGCACCGAGCCATGCCAGTTAAATCAGGTGTTAAGTATTCTTTAGTAACCATGTTGGACTACAGTGACAAGTACCATAAGCCAGAGTTTTATCAGGAGACTGGCTCCTAAAACAGTGTAATTTCATAGGTATTTTGTAATAGTTCATGTAATTCATTAAAAAAAGAGATAACATGAGAAGTTTTAATAGCACTAAGAAATTTAATAGCGTATTCGCTGCCAAAGGCGACGAGCCACGTAAAAGTCTAACTCATCTTGCTAATAACGGATATCACTTCCACGCTGAAGATCCTGAGAATAATCACGTCCCACGTAGTGCAGAAGCCACTGCTAACCACTACCTCCTTGGTTGTCACCATTCTTGTGGTGCTGACAGCGAATGCAATGGTGGAGGTTCACGACTTTGTCGCAGCCGTTGCTCAGACAAGTGTGGTGGAAGTTATAAGC